ATCTGTCAGTTGAACGGTGTTATTCAGGAACCAGGAATCGGTTTCGAGATCGTTGGTTCTAGAATCATCTTCTCTGAGATTCCTCGCGCAGGTTCGACCTTCGTTGCCTTCTCCTACATCGGTTCTGACGTTGACGTTATCGCGGCAACAGTCGTTCCTCCGATCGAAGCTGGTGACGAACTGATCATCGAAGGTGAAGAAGAGAACAGAACAGTCGCTCTGATCGAATCTTCCAACTCTCTGATCACATTTGAATACTCTGGTGCAGTTCAGGGTCGTGGTGCTCAAGCACTTGCAGAGATTACACGCGGGCGCGTAACCGAGGCAATTCTTACTGGTTCTGGTGATGGTTACAGCGACAGACCTCAGGTTGATGTAATTTCTTCCTCTGGTTTTGGTGCTCGCATCAAGGCACTGGTTGGTCTCGCACGTATTGACGTGAAGAACGCTGGTCAGGGTTATGCACTTCCCACTGTTCAGGTCAATACAACTGTTCCTGATAATTTCCTTGGTCCCACGGGTCCTGCAGTTAACGGTGGTATTGATATTTACGATCCCAACTTCATTCCTGTTGACACTGGCACTGGCACAATTGAGAATTTCATCTCGATTCTTCAACAACCCGCTAGCGTCACCGTCAACCAGGGTCAAACAGCACTCTTCGCGGTTGCAGCAAAGGTTACCATCAGCAATATCGTTTCCTACGATGTTCTGGTTCAGAATAAGAGTGTCAACCACCCCTATTACAATGAAGGAAGTGGTAAAGGTTATTCTCTGGAGGGCGGTCAGTTCTCTGAGAACACCGAGGCACCGATTCTCACATTTGTTAAGGGTGCTACCTACAGATTTAATCAAACTGAAGCATCCAACGCTACGCACGCGATTTACTTCGCGACTAGCGAAGATGGTTATGGTGGTAGTGATCGTTATGACACTGGTGTTGAGTACAGACTCAACAATGCTGTGGTCGAAAATTATGAAGCGTATGTTGCTGGGTTTGATACCGCTACACAGCGTAGCGTTACCATCACGGTTGCTAACAATGCACCTAGCACTCTCTACTACGCCTGCGCGAACCATCTCAAGATGGGTAACGTCATCAACGTCGGCACTGGAAGTCTCGCTTATCAGTGGCAGAAGAAGGAGTATGGCACTAACACCTGGACTAACATCCCAGGCGCTACAAACAACTCCTACAGCACTGGAGAGACCTCTCAGGGCGACGACAGAGATGAGTATCGCGTCGGTATCACATCACCTGGCGCTGTACCGCTCCTCTCGCAGGCAGCAGTCCTCAACGTCAACGTTGGTGCTACCGTATTCGCATCGTTCACACCGACACAGATCTTTGACGACAACTAAATAGTAGAAAAGTCAAATGGCGGCAAACGGATCTTACAATCCAGCAACGAAAGTGTTAACAGTCACGGGGGATGGTTTACCCAACCCCGTGGGCTATGGTACCTTCCCGAATGACAATAACCCAAATACAGTTACTGCTTACAACTTCTCCCATCAATTCACTTACAGAGGTGGAGAGAACACGTCTAATAGTGGTTCTTTCGGTTTGGGTATTGTTGGTATCGCTGCAAACGGCGTTGCCTTTTTTAACCCTAGTGCTGGAGCAGGTGGTAACCCACCACAAGGATTTTCCTATGTGGCAGCAGGCACTAATGCTGCTATTAGCTTTGGAGAAGATAATTGCGGTGGTCATCCTGAGCAAACTGGTCAGTACCATTATCACGACAGTCACTTCTTAGAATGTTGGAATGCTAATTCAATTATCACCACTTACAATGACTACTATGGTACTTCTCAGTACAATGGTGATAGTCTCCGTCATCCCGATGGTCACTCGAAGATCTTAGGTTTTGCATTTGATGGGTATCCTGTTTATGGACCCTGGGCATATAGTGATCCCAATGACAACACATCATCGGTTGTCAAAATGCAGTCTGGTTATCAAGTAAGAACTAATGAGACACCAGGAAGACCTGCATATGGACCTCAGTATCCTGCGGGTGTGTTTATGCAGGACTATGAATATATTGGTGGTGAAGGAAAACTAGATACACATAATGGTAGATACAGTGTTACTCCAGAATTTCCTAGCGGAACCTGGGCATACTTTCTCACTGTAGATGAAGACAATAATCCCGTATTCCCATTCATCTTTGGTACCACATCTAAAGAAGCATTATCAATTCCAGAAAATGATGGATTCAATCCCATCGTTGAAGGCGGTGGAGAAGGTGGTGAAGAAGGTGAAGGTGGTGCAGAACCACCATCTCTAGTCATTACCAATCAACCAACAAATGCCACGGTATCTTCTGGCAATGTACAAACATTTTCCGTTTTGGCAGAGATTCAACCTGAAAATGGTCCTATTGGATATCAATGGCAGGTATCTACCGATGGCGGATTTGCTTGGGCAAACATTCAAGGTGCAACTAGCAACGTCTTAACTATTACTGCTCTGGCATTTATGACGGGGTATCGTTATAGAGCAGTCTTGACAGGACCGATTGGTGCACCTGCTGCTCAAAATTCACCCCTTTCATCAAACCTTGCAATCCTTACCGTAACTGGTAGTGGTACTCAGATCGATTATTCTGCAATTTTGAAGTGGGATAACGATATTGGTAAGTATGATATGACTCAAGTTGAGTTTGATAGGGACAATAATAACCCAGACTTTACTAGGTCAAATCTATTCTTTGACAACACGTCAGAAAACTTTGATATGACATAAATACAACTGTAGAAAAGACCCCCAACTATGGCAAAGCAGAACATAAATGTCGGTGTATCCGCGAATGACGGAACAGGCGACACTTTAAGAGACGGTGCTATTAAGCTAAACAACGTCATCAATGAGTTGTACTCTCAACTTGGTGACAATACTAACCTGCAAATCAGCGTCGGGTCTCCCTCTACCAATCAAGTCCTGAAGTGGAATGGTTCGGTTTTCACTGAGGGTCAACTTGCGCTGTCAAACCTCACAGATGTTAACGTTGCGGGTTTGGTAAACGGTCAGGTATTGAAGTGGAACGATGCTAATGCACGTTGGCAACCTGGCGATGATCTTCAAGGTGGTGGTGAAGGGGGCACTGCCATCACGAACCTGTCGAACAATGTTGCTAATGATGTAGTCATTAGTGCTCACTTTTTGCCTAATAGCGATAGTACATATGACCTGGGTTCTTCTTCACTCAAGTTCCGTGACCTCTATCTTAGTGCCGCAACTATTTGGTTGGACGACACTGGTCTTTCTACTGATAACGTAACTCAAGAAATCACTCGTCAGAAGAGACAGCAGCACACAGTACAATCTATTGATACTGGTGCAACTCGTACCATCTCGTCGAAACTTGCTTCCGAAGACTCTACACAAGAAGAGAAGTTCCGTGTTCGCTTTGAAGCGATGAAAGCGGATACCAAACTTACTATTAAAGATTCTACTGGTACAGAAATTGAAGTTGGTTTCATTGACTTCACTGCAGAGAATGGTCCTGCTCGTGGTTTTATCCGTGTTGCTGCAGTTGGTACTGCTAATCAGTCTACTGAACTGAATGTCACCAATCCTCTGCACATCACTTCTAAGAACCGTATTGTTTCCGAAGATGAGGCAGGTAAGATCGACCTTGGTGGTCAGGGTCTGAACTTTGGTGCTGGTCGTGAGATGAAGATCGACGAGGACGGCATTCTGGAACTGCCTGCTAACAGTTCTATCCGTTTCGGTGATGTGACTTCTAGCAAAATTATTGGTGTTGATGGTGACGGTAACCTTGATCTTGCTGCTGGAACTGATATTCGTTTTGGTGGTGATGCAAGCAAAGCACTTAAGTTTGATGCCAATGGCAACCTTGAGGTTCCTGAGAGTGCGGAGATTCGCTTCGGTTCTGGTGGAACTAAAAAGATTTCAATGGATGCTTCCAACAACTTGGAACTTCCTGATAGTGCAGAAATTAAAATTGGTACCAAGCGTATCAAGATTGACACCGATGGTGAAATCCAAGTTGCAAACGATGGCAGCACATTTGTTGATGTTGACAACGGTTTCCGTCGTCAAATAAATAATGCACCTGTCGGATCTTCGATCATCAAAGGTCACGACAATTCGACTATTCACCAACCTTCTCCTGCACTTCTGTATAGATTCAGTGCTGTAGGTAGCACTAACTATACGGTCCAAGGACCTGGACTCCCTGGACCTGGCGCGTCTGATCCCACACTGATTCTCTATCGTGGATTCACATATGTTTTCCACAATTTGTCTGGTGGTGCTCACCCCCTGAGAATCCAATCAACTACAGGTTTAGGTCAAACTGCTTACACGACTGGAAAATCTGGATCTGAAACAGGCGTTCAAACCTTTACTGTTCCCCTAGATGCACCTAATACACTGTATTATCAGTGCACCATCCACAGCGGAATGAATGGAACCATCGACATCAGATAATAAATGGCAAGAGTTGTACCAGGATCGGGAGCAGTCATTGAACCCGTTTTTAACAGTACGTTTGGTGTAAAAGACGTATATGTTATTAACGGGGGAACTGGTTATGTTCAAGCAGATCCCCCAGAATTAAAGATCGGTAATTGTGGTACCCCAATCCGTGAGGCAATTCTTGAACCAGTTATCAGGAATGGTCAAATTGCTGCTGTAAAGGTATTGGATCCTGGATCGGGTTACGATCCTTTCAGAGTTAAGATTGAAACTGAAGGTTCTGGTTATGGCGCTGTTGCGAAGGCAATCTTGTATGAACAGGATGAAATTGCACCAGATGGCAGTTTGATTGCACCTGCTGGTTCAATCCAGTACATCCAAATGCTGTCTAATGGTGATCAGTATTTCACCTCACCAACAACAGCAGTAATTGAAGGTGGTGGTGGATCTGGTGCTGAACTGCGTCCCGTTACAGGTCTTGTAACAGGTCTCTCTTTGGAAGCAGCTGGAGAGAACTATGAAAATGGTGACATCAACCTAATCATCTCTGGAGGCAACGGACAAGGTGCTACAGGCGTTGCTGACGTTGACGAGTTCGGTATTATCAAAAGTATTAATATCTCAAATCCTGGCGAGTATTTCAAAACACCCCCTGTTGTTTTGCTTAATGGTGGTGGCGGTGGTGGAGCCAGAGCACAAGCTAATGTTAATCTTGGTGCCATTACAGGTATTGATATTCTGGATCCTGGTGGTGGGTACTCTAGTACACCTCAAGTTATTTTCACCAGAAAAACTGACCTGATCAAGAAATCAAGAAATCGTCAGTCTTTTAACTCATACTTATATAATCTAACTGGTCTTATTGCACCCGTTGGTATTGCTGATGATGTTGTTTATGTTGAGACCACTGCTCCGTATGCTGGATCTGGTAAAATCCTGATCGGTAACGAAGTTATTCGTTATACAGGTAAGACTCCAACATCATTTACTGGTTGTGATAGAGCAATCAACTTCCGATATGATCAAAAGGTAACTCTAGACAATCTTGCTAATGATCCTGTAACTGGAGTATCAGATTACACATTTAATGTTGGTGACCGTGTTGTTAGAACATCTGAAAGTTCTGGTAACAAGATTGCTCGTGTTTATGACTGGAGACCTGAAGAGAAAGCACTCTTCCTAGTATTTGAAGTTGACGAACTGGCATTTATTGATGGTGGCAATTCTAGCATCACTTCCCAGGTCATCGACTTTAGTGGTGGTATTGCAACATCTACACAAACAGGCGTTGAACCACACCGTTTAGTTGAATCTATTGGCGATGAAATTGTTCAGTTGACCGATCCTATTGGTCTGATTCAGGACCGTAAGTTTGAAGACATTGCCGAACTTGATGGTGAAGGTGATGGAATTCCTGACCTGATCAACTTAAACACAGACTTTGAAGGCGAGATCAACCTCGATGGTGGTATCGCTGTTTCTTTGTATGGTATTGAAGAGACACTTGGTGGTCAGAATACCTCTCTGTTCCAAGTTGGTGATCAGATGACTGATGCATCACTTCCTCCAAAGTCCCCAACAGTATCTGTTGCTGGTGCACTTGGTGACGGTAACGCACACCCAGCAACCATTGAGTTTACCTTCAGATCACTCAACAACCAATACAACTTCTCCGTTGGAGAAACGGTAACTGGTAGTTTGAGTGGTGTTACTGCAACTGTAGTTTCCTGGAACTCGGCAACTAAAAAACTTGTATGTGATACCCCCGTAGCAAACCTGGGCAACTATCTTTGGAATAAAAATGAAACCATCGTTGGGGGTTCTACAAGTGCTTCTGGCGTGATTCAATTCATCAACTATCCGTCCCAAATCAGAAACGAACCTGATTAACACCTTATAAATAAAGAGAAGGCAGAAACTGTCCAATGGCACTACTTACCGACCAATTTAGAATTTTCACCGCAGAACGTTTTATCAAATCTCTGGAAGGTCCCGACACCACTCAGAGTGATATTGCTGCTGGTGCGAATAGAGATCGTCTTTATGTTTTCATTGGACGCCCTCAGGAATGGGATAACGAGAATAATCCCCCTACACCAGTTGACTCTTTTCAAGAGTTCTCTGACTCGTATGACGATATGATCTCGATGAAGCGTGTTCTTGCGAATGACGCTATCCAAGTTATTCGTCGTATTGACTGGATTCCTCCTGAGCAAACCACTGGTGGTTTGGGTTATGTGTACGATATGTATCGTCACGACTACTCTTCCTCTAAGACTGCATCTTCTGGTGCTACAAAACTATATGACGCTGACTTCTACGTGGTGAACTCCTCGTATCAAGTCTATAAGTGCATTTACAACGGTACCTCTCCTGCTGATCCCAACGGTAAGCCTTCCACTGTTGAACCGACTGGTACCTCTACTTCCATTATCACAACCGCTGATGGTTATCGTTGGAAGTATATGTATACTGTTCCTGTTGGTCAGGTGCTGAAGTTCTTCTCTGGCGACTATATGCCAGTGTTGAGTGATACTGCAGTTATATCTGATGCTGTTGGTGGCGAGATCGACACGGTTGTTATCCAGTCCTCTGGTTCTGGTTACAATAACGGAACCTATGAAAACGTGCCTATCAAGGGTGACGGTACTGGTGGTCGTATTTCCATCGTTGTTGATGGTGGTCGCATCGTTTCTGCAACAGTGACTTCTGGTGGTTCCAACTATTCATTCGGTAAAGTTATTATCGATGAAGTGAATGGTATCGGTTCTGGTACTGGTTCTGGTGGTGCTATCGACGTT